AAGCCAAGCTGACCAACCGCATCATCAACGATCCTGAACTTGATGCCATCGCCAAGGACGAGCGGGGCAAGATGCTGGACAAGGCAGAGCGCAAATTGATGGAAGCGGTCGAGGATGGTCAACAATGGGCCATCCAACTCATGCTCAAGACCCTGGGCCGGGATCGAGGCTATGTTGAGCGACAGGAAGTCCACTCTGTCAACCAAGTCCGCCTCGAAATAGTCGAAGAGATCGTTGACTCCTCCACCTCTGGAAAGTCAATGGAAATCCCCATCACGGTCAACAGTAATTCCTATTCGCCCCGCCTACCGGAGACCTTCAACGATGCCGCCGAGACCGAAGGGGATATCGACGAAGACACAGAAATCGACTGATCTCAAGACCGTCACCAAGAAGATGCGCCTTCACAAGGTGCAATACGATTTCCACCACTCAGATGCCCTCTATCGCGGGTTCGTGGGCGGGATCGGCAGCGGCAAGTCCTATGTGGGAGCCTATGACCTTCTGCGCCGCGCCATGTCGGAGAAAGGCCGGAATCGCCTCTTCATGGTAATCAGCCCGACCTACACGATTCTCCAAGATGCCACCATGAGAACCATCTACCAGCTGGCGGATGACCTGGGGGTAACCAAGGAGAAGTGGAAGCAGCCGCCGCGCCTCGTTCTCAACAACGGCAGCGAAATCATCTTCCGTTCCGGTGACGATCCAGACAAGCTGCGCGGACCCAACCTTTCCGGCATCTGGATGGACGAAGCATCCTACATGAGCGAGGAAGTGTTCAACATCGCCATCGGTCGCCTTCGTGAAGGCGGGGACATGGGATTCCTCACCGCCACCTTCACGCCCAAGGGCATGGCAAACTGGACTTACAATGTCTTTGGAAAAGGTGACCGCGAAAACACCGCCATCTTCAAATCAAAGACCTCGCAGAACCCTTTCCTCGCTGGAGAGTTTGTGGGGGCGATCTCCAAGCAATACTCAGACAAGCAAGCCTCCCAGGAACTCGATGGCGAATTTGTGGACTCCGATGGTGCGGAATGGCCCAATTCCCATTTTGGAGAGCATATCTGGGTCGATGACTTCCCCAAGAATGAACACATAACAATCAGTACGCTGTCAATAGACCCATCCAAGGGAAAGGATGCCCGTCATGGTGACTATTCGGCAATCGTCAAGCTGGCGCGGGACCGGAGCAACATCCTCTACTGTGATGCGGTGATGCTCAAGATGGATTCGGAACAGATCATCAGCAGATTCGCAAAAGAGGCGACCGATTTTGAGCCAGACGCTCTGGTTGTTGAGACCAACCAGTTCCAGCATCTGCTGGCCAAACAGATCATGCTTGAGTGTGAAAGCCGGGGAACTGATATTCCAATTATCCAGCTTTACAATACCATCAACAAGGATGTGCGTATCAGAAGGATTGGACCCTATCTCGCCAATAGGAACATCCGATTCAGGAGATCAGAGGGTTCCCGCCTTCTCGTCGCACAACTGCGCGAGTTTCCCCTGGGGAAGTTCGACGATGGGCCTGATTCTTTGGAAATGGCACTTCGTGCTATGATTGGACTTTGGAATTCAAGAAAGACTAATTCTGGAAGGTTCAAGAGGATAATAGCGTGATTTCTGAAAAAACGAGAATGAATAAAATTTGGTCTAATGTCCAAGCATCTTCAGCAGAGGGTTGCTGGACATGGAATGGCAGTAGGAATAATGCCGGTTATGGACAAGTCACAATAAATTACAGAAATAAAAGAGCGCACAGATTTTTTTACGAAATGCTGATCGGTAATATTCCAGAAAACAAGGTAATCGACCACACTTGCAGGAACAAATCTTGCGTGAATCCTGCACACATGGAAATTGTTACGGTTGGGGAGAACTCAAGGCGCGGACAAAGCAGACTGATGGAGGCACACAGGAATAACACTTGTGCAAATGGTCATAAGTGGAACCGATTGAATTTGCGAGTAAGGCCACAGAAGGATGGAACGGCAAAAATTTGTTGCCGCATATGTCAAAATGATACACAGAAAACCAGGAGATCGAGGGCTAAACAATGAGCGTGTGGCAACAAATCCTCGATTTCCTCATCCCTGGACGGTCCAATGGGCGTGTCTCCCCTGAACATGGCAAGAAGGTGCGCCGACCCCTCCGAGAGAATGTTCTCACCAACGATTTCTGGCTTTCTTCTTACATCGATCTTCTGGATCGTTTTAGGGATGGCGGGGTTTATAGCTATCCTATTTCAAACCCCCAAGACCGCATCTACGGGTCCAACTACCCATTCTGGTATTCAGAGCAGCAGCTTGGACTATTCCGCGCCCAGGCACGATTAGTTGCCACAACCAATCCGAATGCCCAGGGACTCCTCAACGGACTCTGCTCGTATGTCATCGGGCCTGGGTTCAACTATCGGATCGGGCCTAAAGCAGGTACGGATGCCGAGGACTCGCTCGTCAATGCCGTCCAGGAAGTAGTCGAGAAATTCCGCAACGACAACGAATGGGATTTGCTTGAACAGGAAGTCTTCAGCCGATCCCGCACCGATGGCGAATGCTTCCTCCGCCTGTTCCCCCAGCCTTCTGGACGGTTATTGGTCCGCACCGTCGAGCCGGAACAGGTGATTCAGCCCCCAGGCGAGGATTTTGCCCATTGGTCTTACGGGATTGAGACCGACCCGGACGATGTATTCCACATCAAGAATTACCATGTTGTCCATTCCGCTCCCCGTGGAGAGGATGAGAATCACGACAAGACCCCTGAAACGCCGACAGGGGAGATTGTCAAAGCTCACAACATGGTTCACATCAAGTGTAATGTCCCGAAGTCAATCAAGCGGGGCGTTTCAGACTTCAGCTTTGAGACCCTGGAAACCTTTTCAATTGCCGCCAAGCTGCGCCGAAACCTGGGCGAGGGCGCATCGGTCCAGTCTGCCATTGCTGCGGTTCGCCAACACGATACGGCAAGCATCCAACAGGTCGAGACATTCGTGGATGATGCGACAGATTATTCGGTCGCCAACGCTCCAGCTGGACGGTCCACAGATTATCAGCGCATTGAGCCGGGAACCTTCCTGGATATCCCCAAGGGCATGAACTATGTGAAACCGCCGGGGGCAGAATCGGCAACGGATCACCTGGACATCTTCCAGGCCTTGCTGCGATCCGCTGGCAACCGTCACAACGCCCCGGAATGGCTTTCCAGCGCAAACATCTCCGGTGCAAACTATGCATCCAGCCTGACTGCCGAATCGCCATTCCTTCGCAACTGCGTCCGATTGCAAGCCTTCTATCGTCGCCATTTCTTGCGAATCATTACCAGAGTCATTCGCCATGCCGCCGAGATGGGTCGCCTGCCCATCAATGTCCTCGATCAAGTCGAAATCATCATCACACCTCCAGCAGTCGAGGCGCGTGACAAGATTGCCGATTCCCAGGCCGATCAGATTTACTACAACATCGGGGCCAAGTCTGTTCAGACCATCGCCCAAGAGCGAGGCCTCGATTTCGAGCAAGAGCAGCACAACATCCAGAAGATGCAAGAACTCATGCCGGACGAGTTGGCTCCCGGCGAGACCGAGCAGCAGATTTCGGATTCTGCCCTCAACGGTCTCCAGATCGAGAATCTCACCGCCATCGTCATGCGGGTTGCGACTGGTCAGATTCCCGTGGATGTTGGCCGAGCAATTGCCCGCGCCGCCTTCCCCCTCATGGACGAGTCAAATATTGCCGACCTCTTCCCCGAGTCATTAGCTGGTTCGCAGAAGGTTCCGCCCCGTGCTGCCGGAGGCATGAATCCTGTCAAAGAATTGCCGACCGGGGTGGACAAGGATTTACAGAAAACGCCGGAACCAGAAGACCAGTTGGTGGCTGAATCCCTGCAAGAAGGCAAGTACGACAAGATCAATTTCACGCCACCGGCATCGGTTCGCGCCGCAGCAAAGCGGGGTCTGGAGTTGCGTAAAAAGTATGGCAGGGGTGGAACTGCGGTTGGCATCGCCCGCGCCCGTGACCTGTCCAATGGCAAGGAAATGTCGCCTTCCACGATCAAGCGCATGACCTCATTCTTCGCCCGTCACGAAGTGGACAAGAAGGGTGAGGGCTGGGGCAAGGACTCCAATGGCTATATCGCCTGGCTTTTGTGGGGCGGTGATGCCGGATGGTCTTGGGCCAAGAAGGTGGCCAACCAGATGGATGCCGCCGACAAGAAGGGCAAATAATGGATTTAAGGACGCGCCGGTTCAATGCGGAATTGGCATCGCTTATTGGGATTCAACATATTGAAGTCCAATACTCGATCAACCGCATTGCCCGGCAGGCTATGGGCATTATTTCACGCAGATTGCGATTTTCATTAGTCGATGAAAACCTGAAAAGTCCGAAGCATATCGCTTACAACATCGAGATCGGATTTTCAGAATTCGCATCCTTCGTGGAAAAGCGAATCGAATCACTTGCATCGGTTTATCTGCGAAACATGGGAAGAATCTTCACCTCCACCTTGGAAAGGTATTCCATGCTGGAGGCGAAGCGGACGATAAACAAAACCCTGTTCCCTGGTGTTCCCAAGAATATCATCTTGAAGATTGTGGCTAATCAGCGTGTAGCAGATAGGCTACTAAAGAAGATGCAGAAGAGCGGGATGAACCCGTCCACGATGGCGGCAATTGTTTCGCTCCAGACTGATGTGGCAAAAAGACAAAACTTGTTGGAACAATATTTCAGGGCAATGCGTAATAACGCATACACGATTGCCAGAACATCCATGTCCGAATTGATAGGAAAAACCGGCAAGATTGCTTACGAGTCCTTGCCAAAGGATTTGGTTGGTTTCCAGGTTCATGGCATTCTGGACGAGCGCATCCGCCCAGCCCACCGCGCCAGGAATGGCACGATTTATTACAAGAAACCCCGTTATGACAATCCTGGGTTTGATCAGATGCCCAACCCGCCACTAGAGGCGGATGGCTCGATGGCGTACAACTGCCGGTGTTGGTTGACACCGATCATGTCCCTGGATGCCAAGAAGTTTTTTGATTTCAAGGGGCGGATCATTCCCAATGCCAAGATTTTCAATGAATGGTTTTCGACCAGTTCCAAGGACAGGAAGATCATGGCTATCGGGGTCCGCAGGTACAACGCAGCTACGAAAAGACTGCGAAAAGGTGAAAAACTAGAGTGGGCGAGTATGCTAGACCCCGTCACGGGAATGCTTCTTGACGAGAAACAGTTGCTGGCTGAAACGCCCCAGAAACGAGCGGCAAGGATCAAAAAAGCAAAAAAGGTGATAGGGGGGACTTGACAGATTCTGTCAAGCGAAGATTATAGCGATATGCAAAGTACCCAATTATTGGTCGAAGAGTTGCAGGGCATCTTCCAGTTTGGAGCAATCCAGGCTGGGAAAAAGCTCGTTGTTGACCGAGATAAGGGTATCATCAAGGGTGTGAAGATCATCGGGTTCAACTCCCAGAATGGTCGCCGGTATCTGCCGGAAGCACTCAAGGAAGCGGTTCCCCTGTATGAGGGGATCAAGGTCAACATTGATCACCCGGAGAAAGGTCCGACCCAGCAGAGGTCGAGCCATGACCGTTTCGGGAAATTCATCAATGTCCGCTTCGTGGAGAGTGAGGGAATCTACGGCGATCTCCTTTACCTCAAGAATCATCCCCTGGCCGATTCGGTTTGCGAGGCGGCAGAGAGGGAAGAGATGAACGATGTATTCGGCATGAGCCACAACGCCCAGGGTGAGGGCACGGTGGACAAGAACGACATTTTTGTGGTTTCCAGGATCACCGAGGTTCGCCATGTCGATCTCGTTGCAGACCCGGCAACAACTAAATCGCTTACGGAATCGCAATCGCCAAGTGAGCAGGAAACAGAAGAAGCGGCGGGAAATCGAGTTCGTTACAAGAGCAAAAGACAGGCTCCTGGCGCGAAACGGAAATTCGTGAAAGCCAAGTCCAAGGGGGCGAAAAAGCCGACCGGGACTCTGAAGGAATCTGATGACGAATCTGAAGATGCGAAGGAAATGCACCAGATGATCATGCAGATTCTGACCAAGAACGACACGCCCGATGACAAGAAAGCGGATGAAATTGTTGCCATTTTAACTGGTGAAGCAGGGGATTATGACATGGAAGCGCAAGAGAGCGTCCAGGAAGAAGCCAAAGTTGAGGAAACTCCCGTAGCGGAGAGCGAGGAAGTAAAGGTCGAAGAAGGTGCTTCGGCCAAGATGTGCGAGAAGTGCGGCGCAAAGATGGAATCGATGGATGAGGAAAAGCCGGACGAGGATATGTCCGACGAGGAAGAAGAAAAGAAAGCCATGAAGGAATCCATCGATCCTTCAGCCGAACTCGCACACTACAAGACCAAGGATGCCATCCGTACTCTTTGCGAGTCCAACGGAGTCGAGTTTGAAGAGTCTCTGGTTCAAGACCTTGGTGGTCTTAACCCGGAGTCCTTGGAGCGGCAGATCAAGCGGATTGCCGCTGCGAATCTCGCCGCGAAACCGAAATGCTCACCCACCCAGGCTACCTTCCAGGAGTCGAAAGAGGGTAGCAAGAAGTTTCCCGAAGGTGATTCCTTGTTCCGTTGGTTGGCAAACTAATTACGAAAGGGGTATAGACGATGGGAACTGCTTTTGGTGGATCGAAGCTGTACAAGCCAGCTTCCGATACCGTGATGAACCTCCCGAGCGCGGCATCCACCTCTATCAGCGTTGGTGATCTGCTGTTCTGGGACACCACCAACAAGGTGCTGAAACCCTTCGACCAGTATGTGGCAACCGGCACGGTTAACACCGACCAAGCTGCCATCCGCGCCGTCTTCGCTGGAGTGGCCCTGCAAGGCAAGCTTGCTGCCGACACTTCCGGTGGTTACCCGGTATTCAACGGTGAAGGCATCACCTTCACCCCCGATGCTCTTTACGAGGCTGATTGCGCCGCTGCCACTTTCGAGCCTGGCGATCTGGTTGCCGCTTCGGTGACCGCCGCTGCCGGGGCCGGGAATGTGGCTAGCCAATCCCTGGTGAAGACCACCGATGCCGGTGAGGCCCTGGGTTATGTGGTGGAGCGTTATGCCAGCAACACCACCAAGGTTCGCGTCAGGTTGATCGGGCGGTGGTCGCCCTACAACTTCGCTGACTACAACAACACCACCTCCGTCTAACACGAACCAATAAGGGAGAACCAGAACAATGAATGTGATCAAGCTTCGTGACCTGTTTGAGTCCCGCTCCAAGGAGACCAATGGTCGCTGGCGTTTCCTGACCGAAATGCGCCAGGGTCTTGGCCTTTGCGACAAGGACGGCAACGAGAACCGCGACTTCGCCGGGAATCTGGTGTTGAAGGATCGGGCCTTGCGTGCCGAAAACTTCAGACTCCAGGAACTGGCAGAGGCGATCATCGGGCCTAGCTGGCGGCAGCTTTTCAGCCCCGATTCCCGTGCAATGGGCCAGTACACCGCTGCCCGTTCCATGATGGAAGCGAACGGCTACGCTGGCGACAAGCGGGCCTTGGTTGAGGCGACTGGTTTCGGCCTCGATCCTTCGGCCTTCCTCAACATCAACACCTTCACCAGCATCGTTGGTGGCCTGGTCGAGGTCAAGATTCTGGAAGCTTTCCAGAACCCTGCCTTGATTGCCGACCGTCTGATGCCTGTTGAGTCCACGAAGCTCAACGGTCAGAAGGTGATCGGGGTGCAGAACATCGGTGACCGCGCCAAGAAACGCGCCCCCGGTGAGACCCACACCCGCGCCCAATTCGGTGAGAGGTGGATCACCACTCCCGAAACCCGTGAGAACGCTCTGGCTATTGATGTTCTGAAGGAGACCGTCTTCTTCGATCTGACCGGCCAGGTTCTCCAGATGGCATCCAGCGTTGGCGAAGAACTCGCCTACCGCAAGGAACTGGAAGTCATCGACGCGGTTCTGGGTGTGACCAACCCGTTCATCTACAACGGGACTGGTTACAACACCTACCAGACCAGCCGCACCTTGGGCTATCTCAACGCCCACACCAACCAGTTGGTGGATTGGACCTCGATCCAGTCTGCCAGCCTCCTGTTCAGCCGCATGGAAGACCCCCATACCGGCAAGCGTCTGCTGATCACGCCGAACACCGTCCTGGTGAACCCGGCGCGTCTGGCAACCGCCCAGCTGATCTTGGGTGCTTCCGGCACGGAGCTTCGCACCGCTCCTGGGGCAACCCAGTCCAGCGCGGTGAGCTTGAATGTCGCCTCCTCGACCGGCAATCCTTACTCTGGACAGTTCACGATCCTGTCCAGCCCGCTGATCGAGCAGCGTTGCCTGGCATCGGATGGTCTGAACCTGAACCAGGCCAACACCGATGGTCTGTGGTTCATGATGGAGGCTGGGAAGTCCTTCAAGTATATGCAGAACTTCCCGCTGACCGTGACCCAGGCCGCGCCGAACCAGTACGAGATGCTGGATCGGGGCATTGTGGCCACCTACTTCGCCAACGAGCGGGGTATCCCCAGCGTCTGGAGTCCTTGGCACACCGTCAAGAACAACAACGCTTAATTGAGGTAGACGCTGATGCAACCCACCCAGCAAAAGCAACAGCCTCAACAGCAACAGCCTGTTAATCGCCTGTGGGAAGTCTCAGGAATGGGACTCCCACGGGCGTTTATCAAGGCCTATAGCAAAGAACAGGCCAAGAGCGAATACCGTATCCGATACCAGTTGCACGAATCACGCCCCGTGGAGGCGAAGTAATGGCAGCAGCGGATGATATTAGCTCCGCAATCGACAACCTTGCCGCTGCCATCAAGGAGGCTACGGTCAATCCGAAACCGAATTACACGGTTGACGGTCAATCCGTAAGCTGGGGCGATTACCTTCAAATCCTGACCAGTCGCCTGGACGGTCTGATGAAGGCCAAACAAAGTCTTGCCGGTCCATATCAGCGGATGTTGAGGGTAGTATCCCGATGAAGTACGCAGCAATTAGCGCATCCAGTTCCGGCTCAAACACGGTTGTAGCTGCCGTGACCGGGAAGCGAATTCGGGTTCTGTCCTATGTGATGGTTGCTGCCGGTGATGTGACGGCAACCTGGCAATCGGCATCCAACAACCTTAGCGGTGGCATGGCATTGGCCGCGAATGGTGGTGCTGCCCCTTCTGCTGGACAAGCCACTCCAGGTGGGCTGATTGGCCAGTTTGAGACCAACCAGGGTGAGGCACTCAACCTCAACCTCTCAGCTGCGGTTTCAGTTGCTGGCCACCTGACTTACATCGTTACCGATTGAGGTGACTGATGCCTATCGTAGCTATGGTGGAAATACGATATTCCTCGCCTAGGGGAATTCCGGCTGGATACAATCCAGCCAATGTTTCCACCAAGCTACGCAACATTGCCCAGGCTGTTGTCAGGCAGCATAAGGAAGACATCAATCGGAATTACTACCCAAAAAGGATTGCATCGAGTTCTGAAAGAGACAGAAACGGAGTCCCAAAAGAATTTCCAAAGCGCAGAACAGGGAATCTCCGCAAAAGTGTTGGATACGCACCTGCTGCAATCAATATTAGCACGGTGCGAAAGGCTAAGAGTCTGACAATCAGCCTTGGTTATGACGATTCAATCTGCGATCCGGCTAAATTCAATTCTTTGCGCTATGGGGCATACGGGCCAGGAAGAAGATATTTAGCACCCAGAAGGATGATGCCCAACACCGCTCAATCTGTGATTCCAATTGAATTAGCCAAGAGCAACCCAGAACCTTGGACTCCGACCGCAGAGTGGAGACCGCTCACCTGGGAGGTGGTTCCTAGCTGATGGCACTCACATTGGACATAACTTCCGATTATCTCATCTTTGACAACAAAGAGACGATCATTTTCCAGAACCAGGGCGAGTCTGCGATAACCATTCCTAATGTGATTCGCAGACCAGCAGTCATTGGTGTGGATGGTGGTGGTGGATCGATTGTTTACGGGGCCGGGATCGAATTCCTGGTGTTCAAGAACGAGTTGGCTAATGCAATTGTTGCCGACAACTCAGAGACATTGATTGCCACCGGAGAGGATAGCGACTTCCTGGTGTATAGCGATTCCCTGTTTGCGCCAAGGATCAATGCCAGAATAACGGATGAGAAGGGCAAGCATTACAGGGTCGATATTATTGACGATGGGGCATATCGGACACGCTGGGCAATCCGCGCAACATCGGAAGCGGCGGAAGGTATCAACTAATGAGCGTTTTCTACCAGATTCTGGATGCGGTCAGGGATCGGCTGGCAACCATTCCCAGCGTCCCAACTATTGTCATTAGAAAGCGTCCAGTTCTGGTTCAGGAAGATACGGTTCCCATCGTCATCGTTTCCCCTGGACGGGAGATTATCGGTGACGAGGCATTCGGCAATATTGTCGAGTACCTATATTCGGTTGAGGTGACGATCATCCAGGCTGGAAATAGGGTGTATGAGGCGGATGTGGCCACCCTGTTCGACCTTCGGGAAAACATAAGGAACCAGCTTTTCCAGCCCCTGCTTTCTGGAGCGGCATCCGTTTACGACTGTCAACTTGAAACAAATCCGGCGTTTGAGGTTGTATCCGGTCAGGCAAGTAATTACGATATTTCAGGTATGGTAATTACTTATAAGAGCGTCGAAACGAGGATTTCGTAATGGCGATTACCCATACCGCTGGGATAAATTTCAGCGCAAATAATGGAACACCCGCGACTTTCCAGGCAAGCCAATCGGCTGATGGTGAAGTGAATCTGGATGTGACGATTGCCCCTGCGGCAAGCAACTTTGTTGTTGTCTGCCCGATTGACGCAAGCCAGGTCAAGTCAATCCTCATGTACGCCGATGCCGCCATGACTGTGGTCACCAAGAGTTCCGGCGGATCGACGGTTGACACATTCACCCTGGTAGCCAACAAGCCATTGTTCTGGCAATTTGGGTTCCCCACAAACTGCCCGGTTACCAATGACTGCGCTACGCTTCAGGTAACCAGCACCCCAGGTGGAAATCTCAAACTGTTCGTGCTTGAGGATGTCTGATGGCACTAACGCTGGCATCAGTTTCCGGTAATTTGTCTTGGACCCAATCCAAGACCAATACTGGATTTCAGGACACTATTCAGGGAATTGACTCGTTGTCTGCAACAGTTGCACCTTCGCTTACAGGTGCGACACCGGCCAATGTTGTGTATGCCGAGGAGAGGACTCTCGGTGCATCGGCATCGCAGACATACGATCTCCAATCTTTGACTGATTTCCTAGCGCAATCTTTGGTAATGACCAGAGTTTATGCGATTGCGATCAGTTGCTCTGCTGGTTGGGTTACCCTGGAGAATGGTGCATCTAACCCGCTTACCTGGCCACTATCTGGAACTGCACCTGCAATGGTTGTAACTTCCGGCGGATTCTTCGTATTTGGACAATCCACCTCCAAGGCTGTTAGTGCATCGGTCAAGACTATAAAAGTGACTGCCGGGGGTTCTGGTGGAACATACAAGATTGCAATCCTAGGAGGTCAGTAAGATGCCTTTCTACGCTGGTAAGAATGCGACTCTTTCCATTGGTGGTGTTGCCTATCCGATGGATACCTGGAGCATTGCCATTGAGACCGAAGAGGTCGAAGTGACAAACTTCCAGTCTGTTGGCCAAAAGAATCTGATTGCCGGTATTCAGGGCGGCACGGTTTCCGCCTCTGGACCGTACAACGGAACCGCGCCATCCAGCGGTGCGTTGGCAAGTTTCACATTCGGCATCAGCGGCGCGGTCACCCTTGGACCATATCAAGTCCTAATCACCAGCGTGACCGTTGACACATCGGTCAAGGAAAAGGCAACCATCGAGGTTTCAGGGTCTCTCGCAGCAAACCTGGGATAATGTAGATGCCAGCCTTTGGCGCAGATTATCCGGCAAGAGAAACTACCTCGCCCTACTACTCCGGTTATAGGGCGAGGATTCAATTTGATAACATCTTTATGACTGCTGACTCATGGGCAGCAGAAATAAAGGACGATCCAATTGAACTGAATACTGTCCAAATATTCAGAAATTCAAATATTGACGAAGCACTTTCCATTGACTATCCAACCTGGGATATGAATGGAACCCCGGCCACCTATGTCAAAGGTGGGATACGGGACACAACATTCAGATTGCATGGATTTCACAAGGACGCATTAAATCTGCCGACATTCGGCAAGACTGCCGTCCTAACTCTGCTAGTTGGCGGGATTATACTTTTCAGATCAGAAAGAGCGATATTAGTAAGCGCAAGTTATAGTGCCTCAGTAAAAGGTACTATAGAGTTTGATTTTGAAATGAAAGCTTCGGCCACATCCGTAAATACGGATACCGACCCACTCCCGAGGTTCTAAGATGCCCATCAATACTGTTTCAGATGTCATAGGAACCAATGGTGCGCCCCTGGAGTGGACTGACAGTCAGGGGAAGAAGTACCAGTTATCCTTGATCAACCTGAAGGCCCAATCCAAGATCGAGCGCATCATTGAGGGTGACGCGATTGAGGCATTGAAGGCGCACAAGGACTTGATCAGCGAGGATGATTACAGATTCCAGTTTTCGAGGCTTTTGAGGGATATCACCCAGGGTCGCTTCAACTTTGGTGGAGAGTATTTCCAGAATGCGATTGAGACCATCAAGGGTGTTAGCGCAATGGTCTCTGTGGTTTTCAATGTTGACAGGGACGAGGCCATGCAGTTGATCACGGCAGAACCTGAAGTGAAAGAGGTTCTTTCGATGATCACCGAGAGGTCATACCCAAAAAAAGCGGTGGCCCCGACGAATCCGTAGGCGAACCAAATTGGCCACAGATCGTCGCGGGCCTTTTGGATGAGCCTTTCTGCCTATCAATGTCCGAAGTTTCAAATCTGACAATGCGCCAGATATCCCTGCTCTATTACAGAGAAAGGGATAATAAGGGTATTCCAAGACCAATTAAACAGATGTATGATTACGACGAGGACGGCAAGTTTATTGACCGTTCCAAGGACGAGTTCTTCAATCTTGGAATGGCATTGGGCCTGACTCCAGAGGAACTGGAGCGAAGGTGGGAGGAAGCGCAAAGTGGCAAATAGCTTCGGACCATCTGGGGCTGGTGGCGATCCTGTATCCAAATCAATTGGTGGAGCGGTAGAGTCCATTCTTCCAAAGGAAGTTGTCTCAAAAGTAAAGCAGTCATCTAAAGCGATTAGTGACGCTGTTTCCAGCTTCGCAAAAGGACTCGCGGCTGGCGCACAGAAGATGAAGGAAGCATCTGTTGAGAGGCAGTACAACCTTCTCCAGGAAATAAGGGATGAGAAGCAGTTCAGGAGAGATTTTGCTGCCTGGATGAAGCAAGAGGCGAAGGACGAGCTTCAATACAAGAAAGACATCGCCTCGCTTATGAAGGAAGAGGCGAACAAGGAATTGCAATACAGGAAGGATATTTCAAAGCTGATTGAGGATCAGCTTAAATATGAAATGGATTTTTATGAGTTGGTGACCAAGGAAAACCAGAAGATAGCCGACGAGGAAAACAAGGCGGCAGAGGAGAGGATTAGAAGGCTAAGGGAAGACATTCAGGCCAGGGCAGCAATTGAGGATGCCGCCAACAGGGAAAGGGCTGGCGTAATCGCGTCGATTGTTAGCCTGGAAAATCAAAAACACCGAGAGATGGAGCAGAGCAAGAAGGATTATCTTGACTCTGTAATCAGCCTGGAAAAACAAAAGTATGACACGATTCTCCAAGACCAGAGGGACTACATCAATTCAGTAGTCAGTCTGGAAAAGCAAAAATATGACACGATTGAGAGGGACAGGCGCGAAAGCCTTGCGGCACAGATAAGTCTGATAAATCAAAGAGCAGCTGCCCTGAAGGAGGAGCAGTCGAAAAAAGACCAGGAGAAGATTGCGAAGCTACGATCCGAAGAAGAATACCGCATGGGCGGTGTTGGTCGCCTAATGGATGTGGTCAAAAATGTTGTTGGCGGATTCAGGATTTTCACGGGATTGTTATCAGACGCAACGAAATTTGTAGCTGCTTTCAACCCAGGATTGATCTTTCAGCTTGGAATGGTCTTCAAGGATTTATATGCCACCATTGGTTACGCATTAGTTCCCGTTGTCGAAGGTGTTGTCGATGTAATTCGCACACTTGCCGATGTTCTTGTTCCAGTAGCCAAGGAATTCGCCCCAGTTCTCGCTGAATTAACTGGTGCGTTCAAGGAGATATTTGTCGGGCTAATTCCGTATTTGAGAGACTTCCTTAGCATCATCCTGTTGCTTGTCAAATATGTGGCCGTTTTCGCAAATATTATTGCTGAACTTATTGATCCAATAATGATGGCATTGACAGGTTTTGCCGTAATTCTGATTGTGGAGGCGATTCCAGCAGTAGTGGCTTTTGCCACATCCATAATCACAATGTCTGCATTGATGACCGCTGGTCTCAGCCTCCTTATTGGTGGAGCAGCAGCACTTGCTCTTTCATTCCTGAAAGCCACAGGGGTATTCAAGGGAGTCGAATTCAAGCCTGGTGTTTCCGCCGGAATGGGCGCGAGATCGGCCAGCTATTCTGGCATTACGGAATTCGGTAGGAACATTTTGGCCCAAGGCCTTGGCAGCACATCTGCAACAGCAATGGATGCTACTGCGAAGAATACGGCGAAATGTGCCGATCTTCTTGGCCAATTAAACAACAAAGCTGGTGCTGGTGGGATAGTCCAGGCTGGCGGAAATGGTGTTGCAAAGATTAACGGTGAGAATGTTGGATTGGCAATGGTGCTTGATAGGCTACCTGGCGGACCAAAATGGATGAGGTAATTCTTGACAACAAGAATTAGGAAACAGATATGCCTACTAATCCAACCACAGAAATAGCAGCAGAAATGACTGGACGCATTTCGCCGTCCAAGTCTAGTTTTTCAGTTGGTGGTGGTGCTGCATCAATCGACTTTATTGTCCCGCGATCTGGGATGGGGCGACTCATTCAGCAGACCCTTGGATCAAGTGAAATAACGGCCCAGGGATCATTGCGTAGGGAATTGCCAGCGGCACATCCATATTATGATTGGCTTTATGCAACCAAGATAAGCAACATCGAAGGTGTGTCGCTGGATGGCATGGCTGATGCCGCTCAGTATCAGAGAATCATTCAGACACACTTCAAAGATTTGGCGATCTATGAAAACTACAAGGTTACTGTTGAGTTTGAGCCGCGCCCGTACATCATTATGACTGACGAGCAGGTCAGGGCACTTTGGCAAGAGAATGTGCCAAACTATTACAATGTCGCAAATAGCTTCACCAATTTTACTGACTGCGCCGAATATCGGCGTTTTGTTGAAATATCAATTGAGCCAAATGCTGAATTCCTGACAACCGCAGTCAATAGTTTCAAATACAAAGATTCAGACGCAACGATTGACGGTCAATGGATCAACGGAACTAATGGAAGCGGAGTGAACATTGTTGTTGTAAAACCTGTTGTGAAATTGACTTGGTATTTCGTTCCTTATTTGATGGTTTTTTCCCAAAATATAACCGATGCACTTGGGAAGGTTAATCAATATCAGTTCTATGGCTATCAGGCCGGAAGTCTTCTATTCAAGGGCATGGAAATAAATAAATATTCACCTCCATTCCAGACGGTCGCCCAGGGACAATTTGCTTCTCCAGAAACAACAAGGATGTGCGATATCACTTTTGTTTTTGAGTTGTTCCAGCAGTCAACGAATGATCTTTCTTCAGGAATACCAGTTGTATCTGGTTACAAGGTT